CCATACAGTATTCACGCTACCCGGCTAACGTGAAAACACCCCCCGGTAGGATTCCTTACCTCCTTTTCAAAATCTATGCTATATTCCGCACATATTTATATGGAGTGCCGCTTTCCTCCGATGAACGATCTTGTACCTGACATTGACGCTAATGTCCCCCTACCAGCCTCTGCGAACGAGGCTATGCCTGAGCTTTCTGTAAAAGAAGAGCTTGCTATGCGTGCCAGAACAGTGAAGATGCTGGCAGACTTGCAAGGCAAACCCATTGAAGTATCTGAAGAACACCGTGGTGAAGCCATGCAGATGATCGAACAGATTGCACTGAACAAATCAAGCCCCGATCTGGCCCAATACCCCAACGAAACCATTGCCTATTTAGCTGGGATGGTTGCTCAGTACGACCACATGATCGTACGCGAGCTTGCGGACCTGAAGATATATGTAGTCAATAAGCTACTACAGGAAACTGACAACGTGGATGGTAAGTTACGGCTGGGTGCACTCAAAGCACTTGGTGAAATTGATGGCATCGACGCATTTAAGAAGCGTTCCGAGGTCACAGTCAAGCATAAACCCCTCGAAGAGGTGGAAAATGAACTGCTTGAGACACTCCAAAAGCTAGAAAGACGCACAATCAGCGTCAGTGCACGGGTAGTGAGCAATGAAAATCACGCCTGAACAGCTAAAAAAGATCAGGGACGCGCTTCCCTTGATGCCCGAGACCGAAAAACGGGCTACTTTGGAGCTTTTGAAGGCCTACGACAGCAATTCTGTGCAAACTGTGGGCAAGGATTCACTATTAGAGTTTGCCGATCACGTATACCCCGGCTATATAGTAGGCCCACACCACCGCAGGCTGGCAAAAATCTTTGAAGAGGTCGCCGAGGGCCGAAAAAAGCGCGTAATTGTCAATATTGCGCCCCGCCACGGCAAGTCAGAGTTGATTTCCTATCTTGCGCCGTCATGGTTTCTAGGTAAATACCCTCATAAAAAGGTCATTATGGCCTCCCATACGGCAGATTTGGCTACAAATTTTGGTCGTCGGGTGCGTAATTTGGTGGGTTCAGACGCCTACAAAGACATCTTTCCGCAGGTAGAACTGCAAGCTGACAGTAAGTCTGCATCACGTTGGGGGACAAATTTCAATGGCGAATACTTTGCGATTGGTGTTGGTGGGGCTTTGGCTGGTCGTGGCGCTGATTTGTTCATTATTGATGACCCTCATTCTGAGCAAGATGCCAAAACTGGAAAGCCCGAGGTATTTATACCTGCTTGGGAATGGTTCCAGTCTGGCCCTTTGCAGCGTCTTATGCCGGGAGGGGCTATTATTATTGTGATGACAAGGTGGTCTAAACTTGACTTAACCGGTCAAATCATCGCCCAAATGGGCCGTGAAGAGGGGGTAGACCCGTGGGAAGTGGTCGAATTTCCTGCTATTTTGGACGATAAACCCCTCTGGGGAGCGTTTTGGAGCATTGAAGAACTGCTGGCTAAGAAGGCTGGTATGGACATCCGGTACTGGGAAGCTCAGTACATGCAGAACCCTGTGTCCCAAGAAGGCGCTCTTATTAAGAGAGAGTGGTGGAAAATCTGGGATAAAGACGCCCCTCCGGTGTGTGAGTTTGTCATCATGTCCCTTGATGCCGCGCAAGAAGCCAACAACCGCGCGGATTACAACGCCCTGACTACATGGGGTGTGTTTTTCAACGAAGAGACCAAGAACTACAACATCATCCTGCTTAACTCTATTAAGCAACGTATGGAGTTTCCCGAGCTTAAAAAGCTAATGCTTGAAGAATACAAAGAGTGGGAGCCTGATGCGTTCGTGGTGGAGAAGAAGTCAAACGGCGCGGCGCTGTACCAAGAATTTAGGCGGATGGGCATACCCGTTGGTGAGTTTACTCCCGGCAAGGGACAAGATAAGATCAGCCGTGTAAATGCTGTATCTGACTTATTCTCAGCAGGTATAGTGTGGGCACCAGACCGCCGGTGGGCAAAAGAAGTTATTGAGGAGTGCAATGATTTCCCTAGCGGCACTAACGACGACTTGGTTGATAGCACAACACAAGCGTTGATGAGGTTTAGGCAGGGTGGGTTTATCAGGTTGCCGAGCGATGAGCCGGAGCCGGTATATTCATTCAAGAGTAAGCGCAACCAATACTATACGGTTTAAGGATTAATTATGGCAACCAATATGGCCCCCTCGTTGTATCAGGCTCCTATGGGTCTTGAAGAAGCTGAACCCCTAGAGATTGAGATTGAGAATCCTGATGATGTAACCCTCCGTATGGGCGACATTGAGATTGATTTGATGCCCCAAAATGATACCGGTGACGAAGAGTTTGATGCCAACCTCGCTGACTATATTAGTGACAGTGAGTTAACCCGCATTAGTTCTGAGTTAATTAGTGACTTTGACAAAGACCAGAATGATCGCAAGGACTGGATACAAACATACGTCGAAGGACTGAAGCTACTGGGCTTGAAGTATGAGGAACGGACCGAGCCTTGGAACGGAGCCTGTGGTGTGTTCCACCCGATGCTGACGGAGTCTGTTGTACGTTTTCAGAGCGAAGGCATCATGGAAACATTCCCAGCAGCGGGGCCTGTGAAGACACAGATCATTGGTAAGGATACCCCTGAGAAAGAAGAAGCTGCGCAGCGCGTCACTGAGGACATGAACTATCAGTTGACCGACGTGATGCAGGAGTACCGGCCTGAGCATGAGAAGATGCTGTGGGCACTACCGCTGGCGGGGTCTGCGTTCAAGAAGGTGTACTACGACCCGAGTAGGGGGCGGCAGGTTTCGATCTTTGTACCGGCTGAAGATATTGTGGTGCCATACGGCGCGTCTGATTTGTCTACGGCCCCGCGCGTGACGCACGTGATGCGGCGTACAGAGAATGAGCTAAACAAGCTCATGGCGGCTGGCTTTTATAGTGACATCGAGCTTGGTGAGCCCTCAGTGGAGTTGGACGACATTGAGAAGCAGAAGGCCAAGGAGCAAGGCTTCTCGGCTATTCAGGACAGTCGCTACCGCGTACTGGAGATGCAGGTTGACTTGGACTTAAAGGGCTATGAGGATGAAGATAAAGACGGTGAGCCCACAGGTATTGCGTTGCCGTACATCGTCACTATTGAGAAGGGTACCGGCACTATCCTGTCTATCCGCCGTAATTGGTACGAGGATGACCCACTCCATACTAAGCGTGAACACTTGGTGCACTATCAGTACATCCCCTCTGGCTTTGGGTTTTATGGCTTTGGGTTGATCCACCTGATTGGCGGCTACGCTAAGAGCGCGACCATGCTGCAACGGCAGCTGATTGATGCAGGTACGCTGAGTAATTTACCCGGTGGACTGAAGTCTCGCGGCCTGCGGGTCAAGGGTGACGATACGCCCATCCAGCCCGGTGAGTTCCGTGACGTGGATGTACCCAGCGGTAGCATCCGTGACAATATCCTGCCCCTGCCATACAAGGAGCCAAGTCAGGTTCTGTTTGCACTGTTCCAGAACATTGTGCAAGAGGGTAAGGCATTCGCGTCATCCGGTGACATGAACGTCAGTGATATGTCTAGCCAAGCCCCAGTAGGTACAACGCTGGCCCTGCTTGAGCGTCAGTTAAAGGTGATGGGCGCGGTGCAAGCGCGGCTGCACTATGCGATGCGGCAAGAGTTCAAGTTGCTCAAGCACATCATTGCTGACTACACACCAGAGGAATACAGCTACGACCCAGAGATGGGTGACCGCAAGGCTAAGAAGGCAGACTATGACATGGTGGAGGTGCTACCGGTCTCGGACCCCAACGCATCTACTATGGCGCAGAAAGTGGTTCAGTATCAGGCTGTACTCCAGCTGGCACAAACTGCTCCGCAGTTGTACGACATGCCGGTGCTACATCGTCAGATGATTGAGGTGCTGGGTATTAAGAACGCTGACAAGCTAGTACCGGTTGAAGAAGATCAGATTCCTGTGGACCCGGTGACTGAGAACCAGAACCTGCTCACTGGCAAGAAACCGGTCAAGGCGTTCATGGAGCAGAACCATCAGGCGCATATTGCAGCGCACATGTCGATGATGCAGGACCCCAAGATCATGCAGTTGCTTCAGCAGAACCCGATGGCACAGCAGATTCAAGCGGCAGTCATGGCTCACGTCAATGAGCACTTGGGCTTTGAGTACCGTAAGAATGTTGAGATGCAGCTTGGCGCTCCGCTACCCACAGAGGACCAGAACAAGGCAGTGCCGCCGCAGATGGCTGACCAGATTGCCATGATGGTGGCGCAGGCTTCGGCTGCGATAACGCAGAACAACCAGCAACAGGCTCAACAACAACAGGCGCAACAACAGATGCAAGACCCGATCGTACAGATGCAGATGCAAGAACTTCAGCTGAAGCAGGGCGAGTTGCAGCTTAAACAACAGAAGCAGCAGATTGAGGCGGCGACTAAAGCTGACCAGCTACGCATCGAAGAATCCCGCATTGCAGCACAGAAAGAGATTGCGGCTATGCAGGTGGGCGCTACCGCAGCCGCTGCACGGGACAAGTTGGCTAAACAGATGCAGCTTGAAGGAGTCAAGATCGGCGCAGATGCTGCCAAGAACAAGGCGCAGTTGGCACACCAGCGGGCGCAGGCAGTTATGCAGCGGTCACAACAGCACCGTCAACAACCACCCAAAGGAGTTTAATTGGACGCTCAAAGAGTACTTAACCATGTATTGACGGAGATCGACAAGCTTCGTCAGGATCAGGAATCATTTTTAAACGCTGGTAGGGCAGGGGACTTCCCTGAGTACCGGCACATCTGCGGGATCATCCGGGGTTTGGGCCATGCAGAACAACTTGTCAGCAACCTCGTGCAAAAACTGGAGAATTATGAAGATGAATGAGTTCGACACAACCGCTGTAGACCTATCTGGCATTTTGAATACAACTGCCGAAGAGAAAGCCAAACAGCTGCCTGATCCCAAAATGTTTCACATCCTTACTGTAGTCCCAGAGGCTATGCAAGAGTTTGCTGAGAGTGAAGCTGGGATTATTAAGTCTAGCCAATCAATGTACTTTGAAGAAGTGCTAACTCCTGTATTGTTTGTGGTCAAGCTTGGCCCAGATTGCTACAGAGACACAACCCGGTTCCCTAGTGGACCGTCGTGCAAGGAAGGTGACTTTGTCATCGTCCGTCCCAATTCAGGCACCCGTCTGAAGATTCATGGTCGTGAATTCCGGCTCATCAACGATGATTCGGTCGAAGCGGTTGTGGAAGACCCGCGCGGTATTACCCGTGCTGCATAAGGAGTAAATTATGGCTGAAGGATACAAATTCCCCCACGAACTTGACGAAGATAAGGGTAAACCCTCATCAGATGAGTTTGAAATTGAGATTGAAGACGATACCCCGGAAGAGGATCGTGGTCGCAAACCCGGACGACCAGTAGATGAAGTTACCGACGAAGAGTTGGCTTCATACGACGAAAAGGTCCAAAAGCGGATCAAAAAGTTTACAAAAGGCTACCATGACGAGCGTAGGGCCAAAGAAGAAGCCGTACGTGAGCGTGAAGCCGCTGAACAATTTGCCCGGCAAGTGTACGAAGAGAATAAAAAACTCCAGACACAACTAGCAAGCGGTAGCAAAATTATAGTTGATAACGCTAAAATATCAGCTAAACAAGAGCTTGAGGCTGCCAAATCTTTTTATAAGAAAGCGTTTGAGGAAGGTGACTCTGACAAAATTGTGGCGGCGCAGGAAGCCATTGCTAAGGCAGCGGTAAAAGTTGATAAAACAGGTGGGATGAGGCCAATTCAACCCAAAGAGCCACAATACGCTCCTCCTCCCCCGGCTCCCAAACTTAATGACTCTACCCAAAAATGGGTACAGAAAAACCAAGATTGGTTTGGAAAAGACGAGGAAATGACAAGCGCCGCTATGGGGCTTGACAAGAAACTACAACGCGAGTATGGTGCGGACTTTATTGGGACGGAAGAATACTTCCAGACCATAGACGCTACAATGCGTAAACGATTCCCCGAGCATTTCGATGACGGGAGCTATGAGGTTGATACATCCTCCAAAAAAGTTTCAAGAACCGACGTTGATCGTCGTGCAAGACCAGCTAATGTTGTGGCTCCAGCTACACGTAGCACACCGCCGGGGCGCATTCGTCTAAAGGCATCAGAAGTTGCGATTGCTCGTAGACTTGGGGTGCCGATTGAAGAATACGCTAAACAGGTTGCATTACAGAATAGAGGTTAATTATCATGGCTGAAACACAAAACCGACTGACTCGTGAATTGGATACTCGTAAGGCTACATACCGCCCGGAATCGTGGCGTCCGCCTGAGACTCTCCCAATGCCTGACGAACGTCCGGGGTGGTCACATAGGTATATCCGTGTTAGTACACAGGGTGCGCCTGACCCCAGCAATATTTCCTCGAAACTGCGTGAAGGATACGAACCCTGCAAAGCAGATGAATATCCCGAACTAATGGTACATGCTGCTCTCGAAGGTCGCTTTAAAGGTGGCATCGAAGTAGGCGGACTTGTACTTTGCCGAATCCCTTCAGAGTTTATGAAACAGCGGTCTGCATATTACGACCAGCAAAACAGAGCTCAATCGGAATCGGTGGATAACAATTTCCTTCGTGAAAATGATCCTCGGATGCCTCTGTTCGCAGATAGGAAATCTAAGGTCACTTTCGGTTCTGGTTCTTAATTTAGGAGTCTTTTATGGCTTATCCGGTTATTGATGCCCCTTACGGGCTAAAGCCGATCAACCTGATCGGCGGTCAGGTATTTGCGGGTTCTACTCGTGAATATCCGATCACTAACGGTTACAGCACAGCAATTTTCTACGGTGATTACGTAGGTTTGTCTCGTGGTGAAATCGTGCGCTTGTCTGTGTCTACTGGCACGGCTGGCAATCAAACAGGTATCTTTTTGGGATGCCGTTACACCAACCCCGTCACTAAACAGTTGACTTTCTCGCAATACTGGCCCGCATCTACTGCGGCTGGTGATGCAGTAGCTATTGTTGCTGACGATCCTGACCAAGTGTTCAAGGGTGTTGTTTGTTCTGGTACTACCGTTGTTGCTTCTGGCGCACGCGCCATGATTGGTCAAAATTTGGCCATGATTAACAACACAGGTAGCACGGCAACTGGCAACTCCAAAAACGCTATCTTGGCTCCAAGTGATACTCCTGCAACCACCGCTGCTCTGCCCGTTCGCGTGCTTGGCTTGGTGACTGATACAGCTGTTACCCTTGGGACTGCAACCTATACCAGCATTTCTACTGCTACTGTAACTTGCTCGGCTCTGCCGTTCGCGTTGCCTGTTGGCACTGATGTTGGTTCGTTGGACTCTTCTGGAAACTATGTTTCTGCGGGTTCGTTTGTTGACACCGCCGCCGCTGCCGGTGCTACATCGTTTATTTTGAATCAGGCCCCTGTTGCTACTTTGAACACAACTATTGTGTTTATGCAGTACCCAGAGATTCTGGTCAAGATCAACTTTGGTCAGCATCAGTATTATGCTGCTACCAGCATTGCCTAAGGAGTAACTTAAAATGGCTATTTCACGCGCACAGCTACTTAAAGAGTTGCTCCCCGGACTCAATGCCTTGTTTGGTATGGAGTATTCCCGCTACGGCGAAGAGCACAAGGAAATCTACGAGACTGAAACCTCTGAGCGTTCCTTTGAAGAAGAGACGAAACTGTCTGGTTTCTCTGCTGCACCTGTTAAGAACGAGGGCTCTGCCATTGCTTATGACAATGCACAGGAAGCTTGGACTACTCGCTACAACCACGAAACCATCGCCCTTGGCTTCTCCATCACGGAAGAAGCTGTGGAAGATAACCTGTACGACTCTCTGTCGGCGCGTTATACCAAGGCTTTGGCTCGTGCTATGGCATACACCAAGCAGGTTAAAGCTGCTGCTGTTATCAACAACGGTTTCTCGGCGGCTTATGTCGGCGGTGACGGCGTTGCTCTGTTCAGCACTGCTCACCCGCTGGTGTCTGGTGGTACCAACAGCAACCGCCCATCTACCGCTGCCGACCTGAACGAGACTTCTTTGGAAGCCGCCGTTATTCAGATCGCTGCTTGGACTGATGAGCGTGGTCTGTTGATCGCCGCTAAACCCAAGAAGTTGATCGTTCCCCCGGCTCTGCAATTCGTTGCTACCCGTCTGTTGGAAACCAGCCTGCGTGTTGGCACTACCGACAACGATATCAATGCGTTGAAGAACAACGGTTCGATCCCAGAAGGCTACACCATCAATCACTACCTGACCGATACAAACGGCTGGTATCTGACTACTGATGTACCTAATGGTATGAAGCACTTCATCCGCTCTCCTCTGGAGAACAAGATGGACGGCGATTTCGATACTGGTAACGTCCGTTACAAGTCTCGCGAGCGTTATAGCTTCGGCTGGTCTGACCCACTGGGAATCTTCGGATCGCCCGGTTCGGCTTAATCGGACATGGAAAAGGGGCCTTGTGCCCCTTTTCTTTTTAGTGTATATTGCAACTAATCCGGGGTTTTCCGGTGCATCAAACAGTCCCGGCTGACGACATACAGATTGATGCACTTTACTTGTATGTAAGGACACATATCATGGGATTCGCAACTCACCTAGGCCCTTGGCTGCTCGGCACTGTTAAAAACACCACCGGTACAACTGCTGGCACTATCCGCAATATGGGCGCAACGATTGTTTCTCAGTCGTACACCGCAGCCACGGCTACTATCTTGGCATCCCCCACAGCAGTGCAAATGTTTGTCCTGCCTGCTGGCGCACAAATTATGCGGTTTGATATATATGTGATTACCGCCTTAACTGGTGCTAGTAACTGCGGCGTCACGATTGGAACATCTGGAACATCCAACTTCTACCTGACATCTGTTAACAGTGGAACCTCTGCGGTTCAAGTATCCCCTGCAACTATTGCAGCGGCTACACAAGCTGCCAAAACAAACAATGTTGGCACAACAGACGCAATTATTTACGGCACATTTACAGCAGCCACTGCCGATGCAACTGCTGGCTCAATCGTTGTGTCGGTCACATACACTGTGCGCGATAGCGACGGTTCGGCTAACCCAGCGTCTGCTTAATTAATCTCGGGGGCTTCGGCCCCTGATTCATAGGAGATTGATTATGATGCAAACCGACGTTAAATCAGGCGCAGCGGCGGCTGGTGCGACCACCACTATTTTTGCTGGCCCAGCCCGCATTAAAGGTATCTCGATTAGCTATTCAACAGGCGCAACTGTTGTACTAAATGACGGGACAAGCGGCACTGCTATGTTTTCTTTTACTGCGCCAGCGACTGCGGGTTCTATTTACATGGTATTTCCCGGCGAAGGCATTAAATGCAGTACTAACATCTCCGCAGTGGTTTCAGCAACTACAACGGCAGTAGTGTTTTATGGCTAAGTCACCAGCATGGACACGCAAAGAAGGCAAGAATCCCAATGGTGGCCTGAACGCCAAGGGACGCGCCTCGGCGAAAAAGCAAGGGATGAATTTAAAACCTCCCCAGCCGGAAGGCGGCAGCAGGCGCGACTCCTTCTGCGCAAGGATGACTGGGATGAAGAAGAAACTTACCAGCGAGAAGACGGCGAAAGACCCGAATTCCCGTATCAATAAATCTCTGAAAGCTTGGAATTGCTGATATGGAACTCCCAGTCTGGAATGTTTTTCTATCTTTCCTGTCAGCAGCGTTGCTGTTGTGGGTAAAGATATCCCATGATGAAGTCAAAAGACTGGGTATCCTCCTGAGCAAAACTCGGGAAGAGAATGCTGAAAAGTTTGTGACCAAGAACGATATGCACGCTGATATCAACCGCGTACTGGCCCGCCTCGACCGGATGGACGAGAAGCTTGACGCTTTCATGAAGGAGCAACGCAGTGCCCTCGGTTAGCAAGAAACAACACAACTTCATGGAAGCGATAGCGCACTCGCCGTCGTTTGCTAAGAAGGCCGGGGTCCCGCAATCTGTGGGACAAGATTTTTCCAATGCGGACAAGGGCCGCAAGTTCTCTAAAGGTGGCAGTATGGCTAAAAAAATGTTTGGTGGTAAAGAATCCATGAAGGAAGAGCTTGCAGAGGCTAAAGCAATTAAGTCTGGCAAGATCAGTCCCATGCAATACGCTAAAGGCGAGCAGTCCGAGCCCATGAAAAAGATGGCTCGTGGCGGCGGTATTGAAACTCGTGGCAAGACCAAAGGTACCATGATTAAAATGGCTAACGGTGGTTTTGTACGCGCTGCTGATGGCATTGCTCAAAAAGGCAAGACCAAAGCTACGCAAATCAAAATGAATAAGGGCGGCATGGCCTGCTAAGGAGTACAGATATGGCATCAGGTAAAGACATAGCCGGTATCGCGGCCCTTGCTGGGCTGGGGTACATGTTGGCTAACCGCAAGAAAAAAGAATCCGAAGATTCTTCCAGCAAAGCAGACGTTGCCAAAATGAAGCAGGAAGCTTCTAGTGCTGGTGACGATGAAGACCCTATGGAAGCTGCCAATAAGCGCGCAGACTTATCGCCTGTTGGCCCACGTGCTATGCCTACCCGCCCCGGTCAACAGCGTAGTGGTGCGGTACCTGCTCCTATTCCTTCTGGTGGCCCCGGTCGTCGTCCATCTGGCCCCGGACCCGGCGCGGGTCGTGGTGGTCAAGGTGGCCCCAATGTACCTACTACAGCAGCAATGCCCCCAGTTGGCGGCGGTCGTGGTGGTCAAGGTGGCCCTCAAGCAGGCGACGCTGGCGCATACCGTCAACAACAGTATGAAGCGGTTAAAGCTGCCGCAGCTACCCCCGAGGGTCAAGCTGAACGTAAAAAACAAGCTGAAAGTGAAGCTATTGAAAATGTGTACCTTGAGCAGATGATTGGTATGCCCGGTATTAAAGCCGTAGCAGGTGCGGCTAAAGCCTTAGCTAACCGTGGCACAGGTCAAGGATTGCGGACTATTTCGCAAGAAGCTTTACCGTATTCGGGTACTAAACAAATTGCCAATAACCCTACACGCCAGATCACTGGCCCATCTAAAGCTGATTTGTTAGCCCGTGACCGCGCTGCTCGCGCCGCTGCGCGTGAAGAAGGTATGGCTGCTGAAAACGCCCGACGTTATGGCTTGGACCCTAAAGCTCCCGGCTACGAAGGTGCTGCTGGCGCTGTACGTAAAAACCTCGGAGAAGATAATTTTTCTTTGGGTATGAAACGTGGCGGTAGAGTCAAGGCTTTTGCATCAGGTGGTTCGGTCTCGTCCGCTTCCAGTCGTGGTGACGGTATTGCAAGTCGCGGTAAAACCCGTGGCAAGATTTGTTAAGGAGCTATCATGGCTGATAAACCTATTTTCCCGCCCGGTCAGGATATGTCTAACGTATCTCCAGCGGATGTCGCTGAAGCTAAACAACGGGCCAAAGAAACAACTGCTTTTGATAAAGTTGATAAGACAGCCCCAAACCCAAAATCAGCGGCTTCAACGCCTAAGAAAATGGCTAAAGGTGGTTCTGCTTCTAGTCGTGCTGATGGCTGTGCTGAACGGGGTAAAACCCGTGGAATGTTTGTATGATGGCAAGCCGTGGCATGGGGGATATCAACCCATCCAAAATGCCAAAAGGCAGAAAGACTGCCCGACGGGATGACACTGACTTTATGCAATACGCCAAGGGTGGCGAAGTGTGGAGCAAGCCCCGCCCCGAAAGTCTTGGGGAACCAAAGAAATTGACCCCAGCCAAAAAAGCTAGAGCAAAAGCTGCGGCTAAAGCTGCTGGGCGTCCGTACCCTAACTTGATTGACAATATGAGAGCGGCAAAATAATGGCTATCTCTGGAACAGCGGCGTTTAACCTTGACCTCACTGAGATTGTTGAGGAAGCGTTTGAACGCGCTGGCGGTGAGATGCGCACGGGTTATGACTTACGGACTGCCCGTCGGTCACTTAACTTACTGTTTGCTGACTGGGCTAATCGCGGCGTCAATATGTGGACGTTTGACCAAGGCACTATTAATTTAATGCCGGGACAGAATACTTACCCACTACCTACCGATACAGTAGACCTGCTAGAACACGTTATACGTACTGGAGCAGGCAATGCTTCCACGCAAGCTGACTTAACAATCACACGTATTA